CATCTATCTCTCCTTATGCAGCCTCAAACGGATTGTAATCCATTTCAGCCATTTTTTGAGGTGCTTCCATGCGCCCATTAGTTTCCCTAAGACCCACCGCCAAATACCTAAAAGCATCTGCTGCATGACTAGAAAAATCATGTACAGGCGTTGCCCTAAAACTTCTAGTGCGTTCATTATACGCCCGGTGATATTGCCTAAGACATTCCAAGCCATGCTTGCACTTCTCTCTATCAAACCATAAACGCGGTATCAACATCTGCGCCGCGTGTATACCATCCTCTATCGGTAACTTAGGAACCACCCGAAAGTTTAACCCTAAATCCCACGCAACTTCTCTTCTGCTTTTTCCACTACCTAACTCACGTACTTCAATATCATGCGGTGCATTATGCTCACCATACAAGTAATTCTTAGAAGAAAGTACCTTACAATAATGCGGTAACCCTTCCCCACGCGCCTCATAATAATCAACTACATGAACCGCACGGCCCACATTCTGCGTAAAAAATATTGCAGTGCTATCGCCTACACCTAAATCCCACCAAGTATCTACCCGAACAGACGGATCGTAGGGTACATTCGTAATCCTGCCGCCAGCTTGCGCCTCTTCTAACTCCTTGCCATATACCGCACCCGGTACATTCGCGTTCCAACTACACTCAAACTCTTGAGCATACTGGTCGCTCGACATCATTACCTTCGCCGCATCAAGCTCTTCCTGATCCAGTATACCAGTTTCACTTGCCTTATATACAGCAGCTAACCAATCATCATTCGCTACAGCTTCCTCGTACTTCTCATAAAAAGCATTATGCCCCTTCGGGGTGCCAAGAAAAATACAAAACCCTTTCCGATCAGATAAAGCCGGACGCAACACCTCTGGAAACACATTCTCCGGCATATCCGCAACCTCGTCCATCACGCAGCCATCTAAATATATCCCACGTAAACTATCCGGGTTCTCAGCACCCAGCAAAGAAATCCTAGCACCAGTAGGTAAATCACACCGCAATTCCGTCTCATGGAAACGTACACCCGGTATCCTACCAGCATACTCCTTTATATAATCCCAAGCCACATTCTTAGCTTGCCTATACGTAGGGGCCATATACGCCAGCCTAGGGTTGCTCTTCTCACACATTAACGCAGCACGTAGTATATGATTAATAGCCCAAACAGTCTTTCCAAACCTACGGTGACACACAACAACGCCCCACCGCTTCGCAGACATCTCACCATGCAACTTACGCTGCAACTCCCTAGGCTCATAAGGTATCTCAATGTGCATTAGTGCCTAGTCTCGTCCTTGTCAAAATCCATCATTCCAATATTCTGCAACATTCTTTCATATATATCAATCAACAATACCGCACTCTCATACTGCACAGTCGCTGTAGAGGCCTCCACAGTTAGCCTACGCAATTCGTTGATGTGACCTAGTAGAGCTACGTTTTCTTGCTTCATGGGCTTTCTAAGGCTGTGTGAGGGGCAGATACTATAGGTTGGGTATATTATGTAGTTAGCAGATGCGCGGCAGTTTTTGGGGGGTAGGGTCAGGCATATTCCCCAAAATGACCCTCTAATTCGTATAACATATATTATGTTAACACTTTGTAACGTTTTGTACTGCGCAAGTTCTGCTTTGTTCTGGTTTTGCAATGTTGAGCTAAGATGTTCTGTCTGTGTTCTGCAATCTGGCTGCCTCGCGCACGTAGCTAGGTCAGGCTGGATGTAATGTCATACTAACATACACACCTATCAATGCGTAACAACAACCTCCTCTTCCTCTTCAGTCGCGCTAACAGCAACGTCACCTCCAGCCCAACTGATCGTAATAGCTGAACTACTTGGTTGATCTTCCTTCTTGTCTCTGATGCCAAATGGCTGGTTACGCGCAGCTGTCCATTTAAGCGTGTCGATCTCTAACCGACGCCGTTGCACCTCTGCGTTAATCATACGTGGATCTGCTACTTCCGGCAGTTCTTCCATAGCTAACCTATTAATATGATCGCTGTAATACTCGCTCTGCAATATGCGCGCTTTCCTGTACATTTCCCAGATCTCTTCATCAGCCTGTACAGCGCGTGTAACGTTACGATAATTAGGCATATCTTTATCTTTGGTAATATCTACCAAGGTTTCACCTTCAGCTAACCTATCGCATATCTTTTGCATTACTTTGATCGTAACAGTTTTACTTGGCATTACAGCTTCCTAAAAAAAACCCGAGCCGAAGCCCGGGCAAGTATGTAACCACAAATAACAGGCATTGTTCTCGTGTTGTGATATGAGGTCGAACACAACATCTTGCGATTATACCATATCCATAGACTATTTCAGTACATTAGGCAATAAATATATTTTTTTCTATTTACCCCTTGACAGTATCTGTCACATAGTTTAGATGTATAGATGTGGTTGAGATTTCTCCCACGCAATTCCAAACAATAATGAGGTAACCATGAAAAGGAATTACAGAAAAGCTTTTAGTGCTTTACAAAAGATTGGCGCACCTGTGTTCGAGAACGAAGACGGTGTGTGGATTAGTGCTGAAGACAACTACGACGAGATCTGGGCTGATTACTATGACTGCTACATGTGGGACCATGACGGCTGGGCGTTTGGCATTAACGGCAAGATCAACAAAATATTAGATGACAACGGCTTGTTTGCTGAATGGCAAAACCCCGGCTTGTTGTGGATCTGTGAGGCTTAGATGAAACAGCAAGACTTGTTCGACGTTCCCGGCGCTAAACAGCCGGGAGAAAGGCAAACTGATTTAGAAGATTTAATTGCAGAGAAAAAAAAGGAGAACAAATAACATGGCGTATTTTTCACAAGAGATGAAAAAAGAATTAACACCGGGCATCAAAGCAGTGCTTGCAAAGTACAACTGCAAAGGTTCTATCAGTGTTAGAAACCAAAGCACTTTAAAAGTTACTGTCAAAAGTGGGCCGATAGATTTTATTGGTCATGCTAACAACAAAAGAAGAGACGCACAGTTAGCAGCTGGTAGAGAGTTCTACCCGGACGAAACTTACTATCAAGAAAACCCATACAGAGAATACGTTTCTCACGATCCAGATAAACCGCTTCATGTTTCAGAACAGTTTGTTAACGAAATGCAAGCTGCCATGAAAGGTACTTTGTACTACAACAACAGCGATATAATGACTGACTACTTTGACTACGCCTACTTCATGTCAATCAACATCGGCGCGTGGGACAAACCATATCAATTAGTAGCTTGACACATACTGTCAACACTGTTAAGGAGTAAGTATGCAATACATTGTTAAAAAGATTGCTATGTACAGCAACAGCATTGTCGGCAAGTACGACAACCATCAGGCAGCGCTTGACGCTGCCGAACAACTCAAGGCTAGCAGCGTTGACGAGTTCTTTATAGAAATCGTACCTGTTAGCAAAGATCACAGCATTGTAGGACTAGGAGGTTAATATGAAATATTATGCAAAAAAAATAAAAAAAGGTCTTTATGAATATCGCGGTTTTACCATTGAAAAACTTTATAATTACCCTGAGCTTGATTGGAGAATATTTAATCACAATGGGGACTGGGAAAACACTTTTTTAACATTAACAGATTGCAAGTATTGGTTAGACGAAGGATACAATTATGAAATGGCTTGACCTTATCGGTGACATCATTGGAGCAGTAGCAGTGTTTGCTGCTCCATGTATGATATTTTTTATCTTGTGGGCTTTGCAATAATGCTGTAACTTAGTTTTATTGTCTAGGGGCTTGTGCTACCGATAGCCGTACTGTTCATTCAGTGCGGCTTTTTTATTATCCAAGTCAAACGTACCAGCGCAGCAATATAGTCACTCTTGACGCTTCTCCGTGAGCGTCCTAGCATTTTACCCAGCTTAGTCCATTGCGGTCCTCTTTCCCTTCCTACGGCGCTATGTGCAGCTGCCCAAACAATCTTCCTATCGTTCTTTTCCATGCGTAGACCCAAATCTAACGCTGCATCAAGTCGATCTACTTGCAATGCTGTAGGCTGTATCCGTACTTGCTCTACATCAGACCAGCCGTAACTAGACCAAGACTGTACATAATCAGGCCAGCTAGCTAGCTTCTGTTTGCGAAACACGCCCGGTAATGCGCGTTCCGTCTGCGCTCCTTCCATAAACAATTCAT